CTACAACAACTCCTGGACACCACTCCAGGTAACTAACCACAGAACATGGAGCACTTTGGTTCATCCTCGTGATATCCAGGAAACAAACCAGGTAGCCTCCATTGCGAACATTACAAGAGTGTTCAATGAGGAGCAGAAGTTCCCAGAAATGAACTGCTATCTCATTTCCAAACTGTATGCGGATTACACTGCAAAGAGCAAGACAGCAGATCAGACAGTCCTCACAACGGATAATGTCCTTGACGTATTCGATAAGATGATGACTGCAATGGACAATGCGAGAGTTCCGAGAGCTGGACGTATTCTCTACGTTACTCCGGATGTCCGTACTCTCATTACCAATGCAAAGGCTATCGTCAAGACTATTGACGTGTCTAAGAGATCTGAAGCATTAAAGAGAGCGATCACATCCATTGATGAAGTAGAGATCCCGGATAGTGTACCTACTGACATGATGAAAACTGCATACGACTTTACAGAAGGTTGGGAAGTTGATTCTACAGCAGATCAGATCAACATGTGCCTGGTTCATCCAATGGCAGTTATTACACCTACAAACTATGAGTTCGCACAGCTGGATCCTCCGTCTGCTGGATCTGAGGGTAAGTGGGATTACTTCGAGGAATCTTTCGAGGACGTATTCTTACTCCCGAACAAAGTTGATGCGATTGCGTTCAACATTACAAAGCATTCATAATTTGAACCGTGTTTGTTATGGGATGGAGCCGGAAACGGCTCTTTTCCTGTAGAAAGGAGAAACAATGTTAAAAGCAAGAAAAGCAAACAGAGTATTGAAGATCCCGGACGAAAAGAAAAAAACATATATTGCCCTGGGATATACGATCACAGACATGGACGGTAATATGATCCATGAACACGTAGAACCTTCTGAAAAGCTGGAACAGGCAGAGAAAGAGATCCAGGATCTGAAAGAAAAGCTGGAGAAGGCTTCCAAGTATGCTGAAAATGCAGATAAGAAGATCGAGGATCTGGAGAAGAAAAACGCTGAGGCAGAGAAAGAGATCCAGGATCTGAAAGCCCAGATTGCCTCCGCAGGTGCTACAGAGCTGGCGGTAACACCAGCTCCAGAAACAAAGAAAACTACAAAGGCATCCTCTAAGGCGGAGAAATAAGCCTCAGAGGTTATTTTCTGTTTAGACAGGAAAATCTACGGGAGGTGTGAGAAAAATGCTCGACAAGGCTATGCGGAAACCGTATGCTGATTACAACTTTTATAGTGAAGTATATCATGGGACGATTGCTACTGCTGAGAATTTCGATAACGCTGAACTTGAAGCTGAGGCATTCGTGAATGCGATCACATTTGGTAGAATCGAAAGAATGGACGATATCCCAGATGAAGCCAAATACGCTGTATGTTCCGTAGCAGATGCAATGGTAAAATTCTCGGAAAGTAGAAAAAACAATGTGGCATCTGAAAGTAATGACGGGTATTCCGTAACATATGCGAGCGGCGTCACTGATGCAGACTGCAATAGAGAAATGCAATCCAGAGCCAGAAGATGGCTTGCGAATACTGGACTGTTATATCGGGGGTGGTCAAAGAAATATGATGCATAATGCTGATATCATTATTTTTAACAAGGCGGTAGGAGCGGACAGACGAGAGGTGTTCCTGCCGACGGTGATTTACAATGCATGTTGGTATGCGTCAAGTTTTCTTGACAACAATGGCTCAACAAGTGGAAATTTCAAAGTGCGGATCCCTTACAGATCAGTGACTGATGGAAGAAAGCACTATGTTCCGGAACATGAATATTCCAGGCTTAGTATCGAGGAGAAGAAAAGGTCTTGGACGTTGCAGAAGAACAGCTATGTAATGGTATTCCGAGAAGGGATTATCAGGGATAGAAAAGAGTTTTCTCCGGAAGAAGTGCTTGATTTCGGAAAGAAATACGATGACTTTTTCATTGCGACCGAGTATGCAGACAACACCCGGAGGGGATCCGATGCCGTAAAACACTGGAGGGTAGGTGGTGCTTAGTGGCTCTTAAAGAGATCACGACACCGAAAGGCGTTATCATCCAGGGAAAGAACGGGAAAGCAGAACTAAAGTGGGATCCTTCATTTGTTCCAAAAACGAACCAGAAGTTTACCCGGATGCAGAAATTCGTTGATTCTGAGGTGCTGCGGAGATGCAGTCCCAGAGTACCTTTTCAAACTGGAACGTTGGAAAAATCCGGAAAACTGGGAACCACAGTAGGAAGTGGAATTGTGGAGTATATTGCACCATACGCCAGAAAACAATACTGGGACACTGCTGAAACTAGAGCTTATGATCCGAATAGAGGAGCCAAGTGGTTTGAACGAATGAAGGTAGCTGAGAAAGCCGAGATCCTGGAAGGTGCAAGGAAAATAGGAGGATAGCATGGCTGATTCAATCCTGGAGGGCATTGTCGAACATATTGCGACATGCCCTCTTTTGCAAGATGGGGTATTCCGCGTGGATGCCCTGGGGGATCAGGCTGTGGAGTACACGATCGAAACCGGAGTATTTGATCCTGTTATCAAACGTTACGTCAATGGGGACGAAGTGAAGCAGTATCAATTTAATTTTGGGAGCAGAGAGTATTACTCCATGGATCGGATCCAGAATATCCAGAACAGCGCATTTTATGAGAAATTCGCAAATTGGATCGAGGATCAGAACCGTAAAGAGATTTTTCCGGATCTTCCGGAAAATTGCTATGCGGAGAAGGTAGAAGTGCTTTCCAATGGGTACATGTTTGATGGATCCATGAGAAACGCCAGATACCAGATACAGTTAAGATTGATTTACCAGAAGGAGGTAGCACAAGAATGTCAAAACGAACAGCAGTAATGCGTCACATGATTGCCGATTACCTGAATGTAGGCACTACTGAAAAAGCGGAGTATGCACTCATGGGAACCGGATTTACTACCCTGGACGAAAGCCCAGGAGCACAGACGGAATCTGTGAAATACGTCAACGAGAAGAGTTCTTCTTCTTCCGTGACCGGATATGAAACCAGCTTTCCTTTTGAAGCTGATCACATCCAGGAGGAGAAAGCTGTTGACGCTCTTTACATGGTTGGAAGAAATCATTATACCGGATCCGATGCAGAGTTTGAATATGTAAGAGTTGAACTTTGGAACAAAGGAACCGGAACAAATGAGTTTGAAGCAAGAAAATTCCTCGTTTCATGCGAGGTATCTGATTATTCCGGAGAAAATAAGCAGGTTGTCAAAGGAAACTTGAATGCAGTTGGGGATCCGATCCTCGGTACATTCAATACGGAAACAAAAACATTCACAGCGGCTACCGAGTAGGGGGCTGCTGATTTTTAATTCAGGAGGTAAAGAAAAATGAGTAAAGTTACCATTAACGGAGTAGATCTTGAACTGGATCTGATGGATGCAGACGTAGTAGAAAAATTCGAGGATCTGAATAAAGAGATCGTGAAAAAAATCCAGGATCCTAATGCGTATGAAGGCTTATCAACGGCTGATGGAATGAGATATCAGTGTACCTGCGTAAATGAATACTTCGATGAACTGTTTGGAGCCGGAACAGCCGAGAAGGTGTTCCACAAGAACAATAACCTGGGAATTCGTATGGAGGGATTCGCCCAGGTAACTGCATTGTCTGGAGAGGCGAAAGCCTTTATGGATGATCTTTCAGCAAAATACGGATCTGGAAGAGTACAGAACAGACAGCAGAGAAGAGCTGAACAGAGAAAAGGTGGCAAAAACAAGCACCAGAACAGAAACAATTTTAACGCCGTAAACAATGGCTAACATCATTCTGGACGTGCTTCCTGAAACAGTAGAAATAGACGGTGCGGAGTATCGGATCAATTCCGATTTCCGCATTTCTATTCTGTTTGAATTACTCATGCAGGACGATGAGGTGGGAAAACGTCAGAAACTTATTCAGGGGTTAAAACTTTATTACCCGGAGATTCCACAGAACATGACAGAAGCGGTCGAGAAAATGATCTGGTTTTACAGATGCGGCAGAGAAACCGAGAATGATCGCTCAGGATCCGGAGGAAGCGGATCAAAGCAAGTATACTCGTTTGAATATGACGATGACTATATCTATGCGGCTTTCCTGGAGCAATACGGTATTGATTTACAAGATGTGGAGGATCTTCACTGGTGGAAGTTCAGGGCTTTATTTAAGGCACTGGGAGAGGACACGGAGTTTGTAAAGATCATGGGGTATAGAAGTATCAACATAACCTCCACGATGTCTAAGGAACAGAGAGAGTTCTACAAGAAAATGCAGACTGTACACGCCCTTCCTATCCCGGATGCCGAAAGAGAGGCAAATGAACTCCTGACAGAAGCTCTGCTACATGGCGGAGATCTTACCGGATTGGTATAAGGAGGTGGCTGCATAGTTTGAAAATAGACAGAAAGAAGTATACCCAGGTGGTTTGTCCTGCATGTGGGTATCGAATGCCTCTTTTTTTTACTGAAGAGGCAGAGTGTAAGGGAGTGCAAGTAGCTTGTAAAGGGCGAAAGTGCTCTAATGTTTTTGAAGTGAAAATTAAATACGGACAACAGATTAAGTAGTGCCATTATGAGCCGATAATCCATTGTTTGCCCTTAAAGTGAGGTGAAAACATTGGGCTATGATGGCACACTAAAATTTGATACCTCCATAGATTCTTCTGGATTCCAGGACGGTATCAGTAAAATTGGTTCCTGTGCTTCCACTGCATTAAAAGCTACAACTGCGATCATTGGAGGAGCGGCAACAGCTGTAGTGGGGATCGGAACTGCGGCGATCAAAACCGGAGCAAACTTTGAATCGTCTATGTCCAATGTGGCAGCAATATCCGGAGCTACCGGGGATGAATTGAAAAGCCTGACGGATAAAGCAAAAGAGATGGGTGCTAAAACGAAATTTAGTGCTTCTGAATCGGCGGATGCCTTTTCTTACATGGCAATGGCTGGATGGAAAACCGCCGACATGCTAGACGGTATTGAAGGTATTATGAACCTGGCGGCTGCTTCTGGAGAGGATCTGGCAACAACCAGTGATATTGTTACCGATGCTTTGACAGCTTTTGGTCTGTCTGCATCGGATTCTACGCATTTTGCAGATGTCCTGGCAAAAGCATCATCCAATGCCAACACCAACGTAGGCATGATGGGAGAGACATTTAAGTATGTTGCACCAGTTGCCGGAGCTCTTGGGTTCTCTGCGGAGGATTGTGCTACAGCAATCGGGCTGATGGCTAACTCCGGAATTAAGGCGAGCCAGGCAGGTACTTCTCTGCGAAGCATCTTTACCCGAATGGCGAAACCGACTAAGGAAGTCCAGGGAGCT